TGAATATAAAATGATAGGACGTCCCCGACGTATGCCGACATTTCAATTAACATCATTCCCGGAGACGTTTCATTAAAATCTTTATACGTATCTGGAAAGTAAGACTTTGCGTATTCCATAAGTGAATTCTTCATGGTTGCAAAGTCTTTGTTAATATAATTCGTATTGGTGGATTTAAACTCGTTTTCCTGATACGACATCTTATTCTCCTATACTCACGGCTACAGATGCTGTAGACCCTGGATTGTCTGACAGTCCAAATGATACACTTATGTCGAGTGTACTGCTAGTCATGTTAATTGTGATATCCGTTACAGTTAAGAACGGTAACCACTTCGCAAATGAATCCACTATATCGTTCTCGATCATGATCCTCAGTTCGTCTGAAGCCGGCTCAAATAGATATCGTCGAAGTCCGGTTCCCAGCTGGGGTTGCATCAACCGTTCTCCCTGACCCGTTTCTAAAAGCATCTTTACATTGGCCTTGGCAGCTTGCAGCGTCGTCGCAGTGGATGCAAAATATCCATTAATGTTGTCACCTCTCCGGAGTGGATACTCAATCCCAATGAATGATTCTGGATCCGGGTCCCGCGGGAGATCGACTATTGGTGCTTTAAAGGCCATTATACGTTCCTCGAATTAGGATCCAAACTCACGGATGCATGTCTAAGATTCCGTTGAGCGGTTCTATCATATTTCTGATCGGTCAGCCTAACTTGCTCCTTAGCCTTCTTACCCAGATAGGCTCGACCTTTAATGGTGAAGTCTTTCTTGGTCAACTTCTCATATGGTAATGTCTTCGCTCTAGCTCCTATTGGCTTTCCTATTCCGGTTACGGGTCCGCCGGCGCTGGCCAGCCCCGTTACAGTACCCAATGTTGTAATATTCACATCAAGTGGTTTCTTTATCACTATTTCATCCAACTGAACTACCGCATCCAAACTTGTAATATTGAGTTCCAGACTCTTAATATAATCATCTATCACTTTAGCCACTCCCTTCGCAAGATCTGGGATTTTGCCCTTGTCCGCCTCAGGGTCTGTGATCCCTGCATTGGTCAGATAGACCTCTTCAAGTTTTTTTGCTAAATTAAATCCCATCGTTAAACTTTCTTTGCTGCTATCTTCTGATCAACTTTCTTCATGACTCCACGATAGTCTTTCGTCAGAGCATTTGTGACGTGATCAGGTAAGCGGTTTGGATCTGTGCCAAAGCTGTTCAGGATAGCTGTGTTGGGTCCAGCTTCAGGTACCGTTCTACTTACAATGGTACCCATGTCTTCTGACGTCATTGTATGACCACCTAATGTGGGCCATGCTTCAGCATCTCGTGCAGTCTCCTGTAAGATCTCATTCAGTACTGGATTGGTGCTCATCGTAGGCTGTACACCATTTGGCTTCACGGTGTCCTCTTTGATGACTGATTTGGGCTTGGTCCGTTTGGGTGCTTTTATCCGAGTACTGATGGACTTATTCTCTCCAAGAATTCTACGCATCTCGAGTTGAACCTCTTCGCGAACGACTTCCCGTATCAGTGTTTTTAGTTCTAGTTTCTTCATTTTACTTCTCCTGTAACTTATTCTTTATTGTGTTCTAGAAAATGTTTTGTGCTCACAAAGTCTAATGGAGCATCTTTTTTTAATTTTTCCTTTAATGCATTCAACTTCACACCTACTGGACTCGCCTTTCCCACTGCTGGGTTCTCCAACAACGGTACTGGTGCACCATTAAGGTTTCCTACCGTACTGATCAATATATCTAGCATCTCCTCGACGACCGTTCTGAGACTCTCCCCTAGGACGAGACCCTGAGAACTCTCCTCTTTCCCTAGATAAATATTTGATGCTCCGAATAAAATCTTGTTATTCGAGGAAAGAGTTAGATGTTCTCCAGCCCCAATGTTCACGTTCCGATTAGCGGATAGGAACATATGCTCCTTCTTGGCATTAAATACGATTCGGTCTGATGACTGAAACAGTTGGTCTCGGTTGTACCCGTAAATGGTTTCTGTAACGTTTTCGTCTTCGAGGGATTTTCCTATCAGCTGAGCCATTGTTCGGTTGGGTTCTTCTCGGTCATCCGATCCCAACAAGTATCCAAACGTTTTCTTCTCCGGATCGTCCTCATAGTATGTTCCGAAGTGGTCTTCTATTGAGCCTTTATGGAGTAGTGCTACAAGACTTCCGTCGAGTGCACTCTCGCTCTTATTGGATAGACCTCTCTGGTTTGAAAATATTATATGGGGGTTTGCTGCTCTACTGCCTATCCGGATGCTATTGGCGTGTCTACCCTCGAGTATGATGTCCCCATGAGTTGGTTTGGATTCCCCATCCAGCTTTGGATTTGGTAGTTTGCTCATTCGAGCTAAACCGTTATTCCATAAAAAATTATTTGGTAGCCCCACCTGTTCATGTGTTGTAGTGGCGTCTATGGGTGGTTCAAAAAACTTATCTCTGTTGAAGTTGGGATTGTTGTCAGGATTGATGGGACCTATGTAGTAATCCGTATGCCCAAATGTGCATAGAAGAACTGGGTCTCCTGGAGCAGGAGTTTCATTTATTCCTCGCATCAGTGGTATGTATGGCTTAGCCATACCATCACCAACGTGTGGAGTAGCCAGTATAGCTCCAGTATTTTGCTCCGTATCAATCCACGTCACGTGTCCCGGGACGAATTGAACGTATACCATTTGCGCTGGCATGTTATGAAAGACGTCTCTGTTGTCTACCTGCGATGGTTCCATTGATATGTACGTGGATGACATTTAACTCTCGGTAATCTTCATTTTAGCTTCTTTGATATCATCTAGTCGATCAGTCTCTTGCTGCATCACTGTAGCGGTACTCTGCAGGGTTTCAATCAGCTCTTCCTTCTCCTGATCAGTTAGTCCGATCGAGTCTTCTGCTGATCCTCCAACTGATTTTACGATTACTCTCTGGAGGACGCTAGCCAACTTGACTAGATGTTCATCATTCTTCACAGATACGTCAAATAGTTCTTTTACGATTGGGGCCAGCACCACGGCATCATCTATCGACGTGATGAATCCATGGATTTCCTGCATCAGTAGATCTAATTGTAATCGTTTGTTTTTGGAATTGTCGTATATGTCCTTCGTGAGATCACTAAAAGACTTCCCATCAAATATTTCTAAATCGTTGCTCATATTTACTCCATAAGTGGCTGCAGCTATTCATATATAAATATGGAACTTCTGAAATTGTATACAAAAAAAGGGCAGCTGTGCTGCCCTTATGTTTTTAGTGGGTGGTATTAGTTACATGAAAAACTTTGTTTTGGATAAACGAGATATGTCTCCCGTTCTGTTATATTCCCTGGATACTGCTCCATAGTGTTTTTTCATCTCATTCACTACCTTCGTGATGTATACAGTATCCACTCCAGTCATCTCTCTAATCAATATGTAGAGACTTTTTTTATTATAATTGTCTATTTCATGACGACGCTTCAACAGTTCCAATACGGAGTACGCTATATCTAGATCGCGCTTCTTGCGGAACATGTTTGGTATCTTCCCTTCAAAGTACCTTACGATCTCATTCATCAGTTGTGTGTTGTACCGGTCTTCCGATTCATGGTGTGGATAATTAACTAGTCGCTTGGCGGGTGCTGATGTGGAGATTTCGCTGTGTGTGATGAGCTTTTTATAATTTGAATTGTTCACTGCAATCAGATAGTTCTTGGCTACTACGGAAAAGTAGCTGAATGCTTTGTATCCTTTAGTCCCATCATACTTGTGCATATTCATTATGAGAAAACTTAACACCTCTTGTTTTACATCTTTGAATCCAGCATCAAAGTAGCTGAACTTGAATGTGTTTATAATGTTTTCACATAGTTTTTCTAATGCGTAGTGTATCCGTTCCCTGTACAGCTTGTTCCTAACTATGTGGTTTTCTTCAGCATTATATTCGATAATGGCATCTTGAACGTCTTGATCAAAATATATTTTATTCTTTCGTGGTCTTCCCAACTTGGTCATCCTCCTCAAATAATTCATTTAGTGCTGTTTGTAGTTCTTTAATCTGACTGAAAAAGAATCCCGTCTCGTCATCTGATTCATAGTGACCTGACACGTCAACTTGTTTCATCTTGTCTGTTGCAAACTCTATGATCCGCTGAAATTGTAAAATATAATTTTCATATTGTGTGATTCTATTTAGCGCTACGTATAGAAGGTACGAAACAAATGCTAACAAAACAACAGCTGTGATGGTTGATATCATCCAAATCATGATGGAAACAGCTCGTTAAATTTTTCTTTTAAATTTTCTATCTTTGGATCAACGTCTTTTTTTGCCTTTGGGGTCTTTGTCATGGTACTTTGATCAGGCTCTTCATCAGTATCGGTCGATTGTTTATATAGCTGTTTTTCTGCTACAGTACTCATCCAATCAGCAAAGTGAATGATGTAGTGTAGTATATTATACGTATCATGTTTTCTGTATAGGCTGATGTTTCCTTCATCGAAGAGTCCGTCACTCATCTTTATAGCCTTCCAAACTTCCTGGGACACTTTTATATCAAAGTGTTGCAACAGCCATAATGCTCTATCTGTGACGCTTAGCGGTTCCAACTTATCGTTGAACGTATACCACTCGTTTAGCTTATTTCGTCTCCACTCATCAGTCTGATTAATATAGTAAGGTTCATTTAGATCCCCAATCTTACCTAAGTCGTGGAACATAGCTCCAAGCACAACTTCAGACTCAAGTGCCTTGACTGTTACGCCCAACAGTTCAAACATCCGCTTAACTTTCAGCGATGTATCTATTACTCGTAGCGTGTGATCTAATAGTCCTCCCACGAAGCAGTTATGATGATTTGGTCTACTGCTAGCGGGGGCATCTATGAACCGATCCTCAAAATGCGTTAGCATTCTGTGAATATTTTTGTTTTGTTCTCCTGTCGAGTGTTTATCAACATACTCGATGAGACGATTCCAATCATTCAATATTTTATTTGAATCCATTATATAACCTTTTATGTGTGTTTACTTTGTTGGCTTGCCAAACTTTTCAGCTGCTGTCACGCCTAAACCTACTACGGTTATATACATGAAGCAATCTAATATTTTTTCTTTCACTTCAAACGTCCAGAATGTATCTGCAGTCCAACTTGCTATTAACATTACGAATGCCATAAATCCAATAAATCGTTTACTAGATACTTTGGCTTCGCTTGATAGCATTGACATTAAAAAATTCATTTTTACTCTCCTACACTAAGTTAGTGGACTCGCGGGGATTCGAACCCCGGTCCAGTTTGTCTTTTCCAATAAGTCGTTACAGCTTAGCCGGTTTCCATTGGTAGAAGCCGGCAAACAACCACGCGGATTCTTTTTGCTCAGAATATATCCCGTAACTGGCAGTTTCTTTAATCTCTAACTTCTATTCTAGCTAAAGAGAGTTCGTCTAACTTATTTTATGACCGAGTGTTAGACAACTCAGTAACTTATGCGTAAGCGTAAGTTGGTTGATAATCTGAAACGGGTTCAACGAGATCGTTGGACACCATTTCTGATGTGGCTAAATGCCAATCAATTACCAACCCGTCTAGCGAATTATCGCCATATTGGTTTTGTGAGTCTTTTTTCACGAGACCTACTCAATCTCTGCTGCGCTTAATTGTCAAATAACACCTGTCGATACCTCTCGAGCCCAAATTTATTCATCATCATCATAATCTTCAATTTCATATGTACCTTCTATGATGAGAAGTGCACGTTCAACAAATAACATATCTGCCGTTTCCATTGCTTGTTTTAACAAATCAATAACCTCGTCAATATCAAAGGTCATGCCTGATTCGATACTGTTACGATTCTCCCATTCCTGTAATTTCATCTGAGTACTTCTCCAATTCCTTTTCAAACTCTCTCAGTGTGTTCAATCCATCATCTGATTTCATCAATTGATTAAAACACTCTTCTATATATACAGAGTCTGGGTGGTTTTTTAGATTTTTATCAGATTCTCCATCCAGTAGGAATTCGTCTGCGTTGCTCATCAAATCATCGTTACCCAAAATGTTGTCCATCTTTTTCAATATTAAAATCATAGCTCTTCGGCTTTCCATCATGGATACTTCTATTCTGAATAGTCGTTCGTTTAGATTATTAATAATTGTTTCTAAAGGCATCTTCATCTTATTCATAAATATAAGCTCGTTTGGCTAAGTAGTGCAACATTATAATTAAATTATTCTTCATTCACCACCTCATATTCTGCGGCGTCTATTTCGTTATCATCTTTGGGTGCATCTGTTTGGACTTCCTGTTCCCCTTCTTGTTCTTGTTTATACATTTCAGATGCAAGATCTCCTAATGTCTTGTTCAGACTTTCAATTGAATTCTTAATGATCTCTGGATCATTTGATCCCTTATCAGTTTTGAGCTTCTCGGTCTGTTCTTTCAAAACGTCCTGAATGTCTTCTGGTATGGATTCTGAGTTGTCCTTGAGTGTCTTCTCGCATTGATATATTAGATTATCTGCTTGATTTTGTGTGTCGATCAGCTCTACCTTCTCTGTGTCCTCTCGTTCGTGCTTCTTGGCATCATTGACCATAGATTCAACTTCTTTATCTGAAAGGCCTGTAGATGATGTTATTCGAACGTTTTGTTCTTTTCCGGTTCCCTTATCCTTAGCACTAACATTCAGAATGCCATTAGCGTCAATATCAAAAGTAACTTCAATCTGAGGAACGCCTTTTGGTGCTGGGATGATTCCATCCAAGTGGAACTTTCCAATCGTCTTGTCGTCGATGGCAAACTTTCGTTCGCCTTGAAGAACGTGGATTTCGACAGAGTTCTGATGGTCTGCTGCCGTCGTGAAGGTTTGAGATTTGTTGGTCGGGATCGTCGTGTTCCGCTCGATCACATTAGTTACTATTCCGCCCAAAGTCTCTATTCCCAGCGACAGTGGCGTCACGTCTAGTAGTAATACATCAGTAACGTCACCAGATAGAACGCCGCCCTGTATGGCTGCCCCTATGGCAACTACTTCATCCGGATTGACTCCCTGGTGGGGATCTTTATTAAAAATTTTCTTAACCTGTTCCCTCACGGCGGGGATCCTGGTGGACCCTCCCACTAGAATTATTTCATCAATATCCGATGCTTTCATTCTAGCGTCTTTAAGTGCTTGTTCGCATGGCTCCTTAGTTCTCTCTATGAGATCTTCGCAGAGCGATTCAAATTTTGATCTGCTCAGTGAGAGATCTAGGTGTTTTGGTCCACTCTGATCTGCTGTAATGAACGGCAGGTTGATATCTGTCTGCTTTGTAGAAGACAATTCTTTTTTTGCAGTTTCGGCCGCGTCCTTCAAACGCTGTAATGCCATAGGATCTTTTTTAAGATCAATGCCGCTACTAGTTTGGAACTCGCTGGCTAGCCAATCAATTAGTGTTTGATCGAAGTCGTCTCCACCAAGATGTGTGTCTCCGTTTGTAGATTTTACTTCAAAAATACCATCACCTAATTCTAGAATACTGACGTCGAAGGTACCACCACCTAAGTCGAATACTGCAACTTTTTGATCTTCTTTTTTCTCTAATCCAAACGCTAGGGCTGCTGCTGTTGGCTCGTTTATAATTCTCTCTATCGTCAACCCAGCTATCTTCCCGGCATCCTTTGTAGCCTGTCGTTGACTATCATTGAAGTATGCAGGTACCGTCACGACGGCCCCGGTGATGGTTTCCCCCAAGTGTTGTTCGGCTGCGCTCTTTAGGTTTTGAAGGGTGGATGCGCTGACTTCTTCTGGGGAGTATTGATTGTTCTCGGTGTGGATCTGTACTCCACCCGATGCGTTTCTTTTTACCTTGTAACTAGCTTCTTTGGTTTCTGTTTTGATTTCATTGAATTGCCGGCCCATAAATCTTTTTACTGATGCTATGGTGTTGGTTGGATTTGTTACGGCTTGTCTCTTTGCTGCCATGCCCACCAACCGCTCATCATCCGCAGTGAATGCGACTACGGATGGAGTCGTTCTGCTTCCATCACTGTTTAGTATTACTGTCGGTTGACCTCCCTCCATGACTGCAACGCAGCTGTTGGTTGTCCCTAAATCGATTCCTATTATTTTACTCATTTTGTTTCTCCTGTTTTGTTTACTGTTAGTCAAACAGAGGACGTCCTCCTTTGAGCAACGTCCAATTATTCAATAATATTTTATTCGCCATAATGTGAAATAATTTTTTGTTCTAGTCGTTCCCTGGTAGATTCTTCCGCATTATGCCACAACATGGCTAGTGTGGTATTTTGATGCTTGAGTTTTTCTTCTAGGTCTGATATATTCTGTGTGTAGAACTCTTCTGTATCTACCATGATGGATATGTCGACTTCATACTCCTCTGCCAACTCAATCACTCTATCCATGTCTTTTTTTTCAATAGAATCTTGTAACTCCCGAAAAGCTTCTTCGGTACCGGTCCTTTTGTCCGGGTGCAGCTTTTGTGCTAACTTCTTGTAAATCTTATCCACGGTTGGTTTTAATTTCTTCTTGGTTATCATTGAAGCGCGATTGGTTGTTTTCAATTCCTTCTCTTCTGCTTTGAGATTAATCTTATCTTTAAAATATTCATTAAATTCATGAATGGCATCTTTATAAATGCTATCATTATACTCACACTCCACCTTTAAATATGCATACTGAGCTTTTAGCTTTTTTAAATATAGTTGGGCCATATCATGTTATTGGGTCGCCAACAATTTCATTTTCTTCTTTATCAATTTTCTTCTTCCCAAACATCAAACCATTTCTTTATCTTTTATTTTATTGATCTTTTTCCTTCATCCTTTATTACATCATCATTCCCAAAGTTAAAACAAACGAAATTGTCATCCATCCATACTTCATAACCCATTCTTACGAGTGCCGAAATCAGGTCATTAAC